CGGACGGTTTTCACCGAGAGTCCGCGATTGCGGGCGACGGTTTTCACGAATAACTCGCCCATCGCATCAACATCGGACTGGTACCGAGACATCGCCTCTTTCGATAACGGCTGAGAATCTGAACCGTCAGCCTTGCGATCGCCATAGTGGATCAGCGTAACGTTGACCCCGGCGGCGCCCAATGCCTTGGACATGTCGACGTGCATGCAGATCACGCCAACACTCCCGGTGCCGCCGGTGCGTGGTACCAGAATGCGATCGCACGCGCTGGCCAGCGCGTAAGCCGCTGAATAGGCTGACTCGGTGAGAATCGCCCAAATTGGCTTGGAGCCGCGCATACGATAGATATCGTCGGCCAGGTCAAAACAGCCAGCGACTTCGCCACCCGGGCTGTCGATGTCGAGCGCAATGCCCCGAACATCCTCGTCGGCCATGGCCATGCTCAGGCACGCCCGCAAGCCGTCGTAGCCAGTCATCCCGCTGTACGGCCTGAGCGTGCCGAGTTTCTGCACCAAAGTGCCCGTCACCGGAATGACTGCGATGCCCGCGACTACCTCGTAAGCCCGAGCTTGTGCCGGCTCACCGATATCGCCGTCCCAATCGTCAAATGCCACGACCCGGCCATCAGCATGGAACAAACGCGCCAGGCCGAAGCGGTCGGCCAAGGCCGCCATGACGATTTCAGCTTTTTGCGGAGTGATGGCAAGCGGTACGTTAAACAGCTTCTGCGCGAGGTGTGGGTAGTTTGTCATTGAGGTTCCTGTCCTTTCTCGGGCGTAGAGGCGTTCATTGCGTCATTACCAAACCAGCTTGGTGGTGGCAGGCCCGCTTCCCGGAATTGCGCAACTTCAACCGCGCGCTGCTGAATGACCTCTTCATAGTCAAGGCCTTGCTCCGCGCATTCACGTTTGAGCGTGGACAGACCGCCATCCATACCAAGGATCGCGCCCTGCTTTTCTTTCACCGGATCCACCCAGCCCCGAGCGACACCAAGCCAGTCACACCGGGAATAAGCGGTGCGAGCCTCCATAAAGTCAGGTGCACCGTTGGGCAATGGCAGGTCGTTCCGATCCATCGCCTCATGCAGCCAACTAGCAAACATGGGAGTGGCCGTGCCAATTTTGAACTCGGTATTGCGCCGGGTGAGCGTTTTCCAACTCTCCAGTAGGGCGGCACGTGCGCTGGAGTAGTTGGTTTTGGACCAGTCCTGTGTGATCTGCTCGGCGGAAATACCTGCGGCCGCAGCAAAGGTCCGAGACATTTCGCTCGCAAACTCGCCGAACCCGTTGTGCGGATGTGCAGCGCCGACAGAAGTGATCGACTCACCCGGTGCAAGTGTTGGGATGCGCGCACCCGAGAGCATCGCCGGACGCTCTTCGTGCCAGTCAGCCCGCATGCCCTGATAGGCAGAAAGCTCATCAGTGTTATCCAGGGCTTCAGCCACCTGCGCAGGATCGTAAGGGCTGGTGACATAGGTGCCGAAGGTCGCGGCAATGGTCGCGGCTTGCAGTTCGACGCCGTAATAACGCGCCAGCATCTTGAAGCGCGCCAGCACCGGGGTGAAAACGCCGACGCCCCGGTTCTGCCCTGCGCGATCGTGCTCGAAGTCATGAATGACTCGGTTCCAGCCATCCTCGTCCTCACGCAGCACCCGCTCCCAGTCCATGCTTTCGACTGAGTTGTACCAGTCGTTTTGGTGAGCCTTGCGGATGTGATAGGCAATCGGCACGCCGTAGTCATCGATCTCGACCCCGCCGCGCATGTATTTGCTATCGACCATCTGGAACGGATTCGAAAGGCGGTCCGGATCGACCACCATAAAGGCCGTGGCGTAATCCGCCTTGCCATAGCCAACGCGCTCTGGCATCCAGTAGTTGACCACCAGCGAATCGCCGTCGATGAGCTTGTGCCGCAGCGCCAGGCGCATCTGTTGAGAGACAGTCAGCTGCCGTGAGACATCGCCATAACGGCCAATGTCATCGGCGTACCCGCGCCACAGCGCCTCGACCGTGCGCCGATACTCTTCCGCCCATACCGAATCAAACTTGCGATTGCCAGTCCGCGCGGCCAACGCCCGATAATCAGGATTGGCCGACAGGCGCAGCGATGCGCCCACGGTGTTGTCGAGTATCCGTGTGATGCCGCCTGCGGCCAGGCCATCGTTGCGCACCAGGTCGCGGTGGCGAGCCACCATTCGGTCACGAAACTGGTTGATCTCAGCATCTGGGGACCGGATCCACGGCAGCCAGTTGCCCATTTCCTGAGTGGCCCAACTGGCCGCCTCGTAGGGGAACACCGACTGGCCCGCCATGCCCTCGGTCAACGTTGTGGCATTGCCCGTTGCCTTGGGAGGCATGGGGGTGAGTGGCTGACCGCGAGAGTCGACTATTACCGATTCAATGGTCATCAGAACACCGGCCGGATCGCACGACGCCGACGCATGCCGAGGGCATATTGCAGCGCGAGAATGTGAGCTTGGAGCGCGCCAATATCAGCGCGGGTATAGGTCACCGATTTGGAACCATCCCCTTGCGCGTAACTGAATGACTCGCCCTTAGCGCCCGTACTCAAGTCATGCAAAGCCTGCTGAGATTCAGTCAGCCATTGCAGCAAGGTAGCCGGTGGAACGCCGCTGAGGTTGTTGAGGCGCGGTGTGAACATTGAAACCTCCTACGCCATACGTGAGATCGACGACTTTCGGGACGATGGTTTTTCAGGGGCACCGCGTTGCACCACCGCGTCAGGGACTTGCGGTACCGGATCGAGTGATTGTTGAAGCGGCAATCCAATCAAGGCATTCACTTCCTCGGCGCGCTTATTCAACTTGAGACCGAGGTGCAACAGACCGCACAGCGCCGCATACGCGTACACCCGGCAGTCAAGCGCTTCGTTCGCGCGACCGGGCGGTAACTCCCACATGCGGTAATGTTGGCCGCCAGACGTTTTCCGAACGGAGCGCTCTGAGGTCAATTGCGCGAAGTAGTTGATGTCGCGTTCAGTCGGGAAGTGCATGTAGCCCGGGCCTTTCTCGACCAGGTGCAAGCGCGAGCGGACCGAATCCTTGGCCGCGTTGACGCCAATGATCACCGGCCGAAACGCCGATTTATTTCGCTTGCTTGGGGTCTTGGTTGGCCAGACAGGAGAACGCTTGCCGCCGACCGCTGACTCACCTTTGATGGCCCACACACGGCGGCCGATGCGAGCCTTAGCGAAGTCGTAAACCTTCTGCGCGTGGTGACCGCCGGAGTCATGACAAACCGCCATAACCTCAAAGCCCCTACCGTCTGCTCGGTACCAGATCTTCTTCAAATAAGCGTCGAGCTCGTACCAGATATCAGGCGTTTCCATGTCGCCGGAAATGACGTGGAAGTCGATGGACCAGCTTTCCTCGTTCATGCCCCAGCCGACGACCTCGGCCAGTTTGTCTTCCTGTAGGGCACGATCGCCACGGTCTTCGTAGGTCTCGCCCAGCACCAGGTTGACGAAGGTCTGCCGCATCAGCGAATCGTCTTTGACCTCCAGCCACTCTGCTACCAGCTTGTGCCAGGCAGCATTGACGAAAAGGCTATAGCCGGCCCAGATGTGAAAGCCGGCATGGCCTGTAAATGGCTTGGTTGCCCGCCACTCGCCCCGCTCGACCATTTCGTCTTTATCAACTTCATGGATAACGCAGCCGGTGGCCTTGCAGACGTAGAACACGCTTTCGGGAATTCCGACGCCGTTCTCGTCCTTGTCCCATTTCATGCCGTAGGGAGTGTCTGGGCCACCCCATTCCAGCACCTGGTATTCACCGCAGTGCGGGCATGGGACAAAGTATTTGCGCTGGTCGCTGTTCGCGTAGCTCTTTTCAATCCGGCTTTCGCCCTTCACCGTGGGCGTGCTGCCCATGATGATTTTCCGGTTCCAGAAGCTTTCAGTCCGCTTGATGCCCAGCTTGATCTGGTCGCCTTCCTTGCCGGCGCCCATTACGGGATAGCCGTCGACCTCATCGAACATCACCACTCGCGCAGTGATGCGCCGAAAGCCGCCAGGGCTGTTCGCGCCAACGAACGCCATCGAAGCGCCGTTGCGGAACATCCGCTTGTTGATCTTTTGCTTGGAGTCCTTCTTCTTGAGGTCCCCAACAATCTCCTTCAGCACCGGGGTATCCCGGAGCATCGGCTCGATTTCAGTG